AAATTCAAGAGGTTGAGTGATGTCATGTAGTGAAAGTTTAAAAAAAGAAAAAGAATTGACTGCTATTATTTTAAATCTCAAGATAGAAGTCTTACAAAATGATGATAAATTGAGCAGTCAATCATTAAGCAACATCAAAAGGCAAGCAAGGGATCTATATGAATGCCTAGTATGGTTGCAGTATAGTGCGGAGGAGTCGGATAGATGAGTTATGATTTGGAAATCTTGGGAAAAATAGAAAGCGGAGATTATATTTGCATAGATGAACCTGAAAATAGTTCTCCGACCTACAATCTTGGGGAAATGTTTAGGATTGCTATGAATTGGGATTTCAAACAAGGTACTATCTACAATGTTGCTCAGATTTTTGAAAACATTCAACGTGGCATCTCAGAACTGGAACAGTATCCTGAAAAGTATGTACAGTATGAACCCGAGAACAAATGGGGGACCGTCAGCAGTGCGTTAGAAGATTTGAGATCATTGAGAGATTGTATTTTAGAACAAGATATTGATACAAAATATTTATATATGAGGTGGTAATATGACACGACCAAACAGATACCCGTACACACGAAGTCAATGGATTGAAGAAACCGATGATTATTATACATATGCAGACGATAAGTGTTTTCAAATTCGAGTTTTAAAAAATAGACTCACTAGAGAATTCAAGAGCAAGGAGGTGGAGTGATGGAAGAAGTTATTATGGCTACGTTACCTAACAAAGAATTAAATCGTTTAATTAAAATTGAAATTGCAGTTGAAAATTTAATTGAAAACGGAATACTTGATGAAGATGTCTTTAATGAGTATTTGAAGGAAGCGTAGATCGAGGAGGTAGAAGAATGAGTAGATTTGAAATTTCCCTGTCTAAAGATGACCTTGAACATATCGCTAACGGTTATGACATCAAAATCAAAATTAACGGTAAAAGATTTTCGGAAACAAATGAAATCATTTTGAAGCCTGCATTGACAAATGATGTTATGGCTCCAATATTGAATTATAGAAATAAAATAATCGATACTGAACAGCAAAATATTGTTAATAATTTCCTGGGAGGTGCAAGATGATACCAAAATTCAGAGGGTTATCCATTGACGAAAACAGCAAAGGAGAATGGCAATACGGACATTTGATTGAAGATAGAGGAAGAGCATTTATTATCAACAAAGTGGTAGAAGCTAATGAACAATACATTACTATAGGTTCTTGGTGTCCTGTAAGTATAGAATCAGTAGGACGTTTCACAGGGATGTTTGATAAAAATTTACGGGAGATATACGAGAAAGATATTTTAGGTACAAAAGATGGTTTGTTAAACGGATTTATCGAATATAGAGAAGATTTAGGAATGTTTGTGAATAGCTTGATTAGATACAACAATTTTGAACGATTATGTAATGTGGCTAATTCAAGAGAAATCATCGGCAATGTCTACGAAAATCAGGAGCTTTTGGAGGTTCCAGAATGAAACGCTTCTTAATTGGCTATGCCTTACTTACTACTTGCTTATTATTTATGCAACGATCGATTATAGACGAGCAACAAAAACCCTTACTAGTCTATCATGCTGATAGTAAATACGCTATCACTGGAAAGGTTGAAGAAAAACGAAAAATCGGAAGTCTATTCACAATCACAGTTGACGGGAATGTTTTCGTGGTTAGTGAGCAGAAGTACAACAATACAGAAATTGGAAAAGAGGTAAAATTATGAACTACAAAACTAAAATCAATGGAAAAGAAATCGAATACGGTGCACTAGTTGAAAAATCACATTTTTCAGACGAAGAATGGTCTGCCATCTATGCAGAAATTGCAAAACAAAATTACCCAGAAATCTTTGAAAGCAGAAAATCAGATACTGCATTTATTGATACGCTTGGTGCCTGGATTTCACTAGAAGAACGATACGAAGCATTACTTGAGCTATTACCTCAAGATCAATACTATTACGCTGGTACTCATCCAAAATGGGTAGCAGATGCAGTCGCAGAAAACACCTTGAACAAAGAAGATACAAAAGACGATGTGCTTGATTTAATTGAACGATGCTCAACTCTAGATGAATTGAAGAGTGAGCTGACAGAATATTTTGATTTGGAAGAAATGTAGGGTAAAAACATGAACACACTAGAGAATGTAAAGCAATGGTTTATTGATCGTGACTTAGAAAATGGTGGACGATTAGATAAACAGTCACTCAAGCTTAGTGAAGAGTTCGGTGAGTTATGTGCTGGGTATCTCAAGAAGAATGAGAAAGTGACCAAAGATAGCATCGGACATTGTGCAGTCGTTATTGTAGGATTGGCATTACTCATTAAAGAAGATGTCAATCAGATTTTTGAAGAGTCTGATAACATACGTAAAAAAGATGTGATGGAAAGCTTCATCTCAATCAATGCAAATATTAGTGAGTTTCAACTCTCACAAGGATTTGCAAGTAAAGAGCTATGCAGACACAATCTAGTCCGCTGCATTGGTTATCTGAAAAATCTTGGTTATGATTTTGATGAATGTTTTGAATTAGCTTATCAAGAAATCAAAGACCGTAAAGGTCGCTGGATTGATGGTTCGTTCGTGAAAGAGGAGGATTTACCAGATGACTCCAAGATTTAGAGCGTGGCATAATGAACTTGGTAGAATGATGTCGATAAAAAACATGTGGTTCCAAAACAGTCGCATTGAAGAACTTGAACTAAATGACGCAGTCATGAATGATTGTATTACAGCTTATCCTGACGAAATCGAACTCATGCAATCAACAGGATTAGTTGATAAGGAAGGTACAGAAGTTTTTGAAGGTGATATCTTACATCATCAGATACAAACAGAATATACCTTTATTGTCAAATATGACAAAGACAAAGGTCGTTGGTACGGCGATGGTCTAAGTCGCACCTATCGGATTGACATCGCAAAGAGATTCCTACCGCATTATTACAAAGTCATTGGGAACATCTACGAAAATCAAGAACTTCTAGAGGTGGAGAATGAGAATTAAAACATCGAATGGCGCAATCGTCAACGTTAACAACATGAAACGAAGCATCACGATTGAAGGAATCGAGCTCGGTTCAGATTGTCAAGCGTTAGTATCTAAACATCAAGATGGGACAGGTACGATTACTTTAGTCTTTGATGGCAAGATTATTTGAAATACGCAAGGAGATTTGAAAGATGCAGCTAAGATTGAAAGAACTTAGAGAGGACCTGTGTCTCTCTGTAGTACAGATGGCAAAAGAGACAGGTGTTTCACAAAATACAATTCACTTGTATGAGCGAGGTGGATATCCATCTATTAAGCAAATTGAAATGATTGCTAAAACCTATGATGTAAACCCTGCATGGTTAGTTGGGTGGATAGATGATGAAACGATGCCTGCAATCCAGGTAGTCGAAAAAGTGGTCTATAAAGAAAGTCCAACAGCAAGACTGCCAGATTATCACAATAACAATAACGATGGCAAAATTATCAAATGGGTTAAATCCAAAAGATACATGGGAGGTAAGGTTTGGTCAAAAAGAACTTAACAAAAGCACGAAGGGATTATCTCGAGTTTGAACTCGATGATAAATATTTAAAGATTGACAAACTTATTGGCCAACGTAGGCATGAGCTAGAACGTTTGTACGAAGTTAAGCATCTTACTGTTCCTGGAATTGATGATACTGGAGCAAGTGGCAGTGGAACATTCGTCAACAGGTCGGAGAATCTAGCGGTTGCTTATGCAAGCGATCCTATGATTTTAAGATTAGAAAATCTCCAAAACGCTATTTCCCAATTACTGGAGAATCTAGAACCAGATGACAAAAAAATCTTTTATCTTCGCTGGGGGGAACATACTGGATACGACTGGGTTCAAGTTTGGCACATCATGGAGAACGGAGAAACTGGGTACTTGTATAGACACAGCAAGCAGATTTACAGAAGACGTGAAGTGATTCTCGATACACTTTCTAATTTGCTTTTTATGTAAAGTTGTCAAAAAAACATATAGAATTGACAAAAAGAATGTGGTAAATTAGTATCGTGAAGAATAGCAGAGAGGAAATCTCTGCTATTTTTGTGCATTAAAAAGGAGGTGAAGATATGTGGTAGTTGTTGAACCAATCAGGAATAGAGATGATGTTCAGCTTATGATTGAATGGCTGACGTTGCATAGTGCAGTCAAAGAGTCAGATAGACAACGAAACCTCATGCTCTTCCTTTCTGGTGTTAATTTGGGATTTCGTATTGGCGATATCGTTAAACTGAAGGTAAAGCACGTTAAAGGTTGGCATGTCCAGATCGTCGATGAAAAGACAGATAAGCCAACCAAACGAAAGATGCCAAAGAAATTCAAGAATGCTATGAGACAGTACATCAAAGATAAGAAAGATGAAGACTTCCTCTTTCCAAGCCGAAACGGAAAGCATCAGCATATAAAACCTAACACAGCTTACAAGATCATAAAGAAAGCTGCTGAAGAAGTCGGTCTAGAAAACATAGCTACTCACTCGATGAGGAAGACCTTTGGCTTATTCATGTACGAACAAACCAAGGATGTCGCTCTGATAATGGACCTACTGAACCACTCAAGCCAGAGTATTTCACTGAGATACATAGGCAAAAACCAAGATTCACAAGACCGAGCCATGACGAAGTTTCAGGGCTTTTAATTTTTTTATTTTACTATCAATTCATTGTTTTGAGGTTATGATGATTTCATTTCGCACTTGCAAGATAAACGCTTGATAAATCTGAATTAAAACTCATGTAGCGAATTCACTAGAATATGTAAAACAAGGAATTGAGAGAGCAAAATTAGAGAGGTTTACAAAAGTATGTTAGGTTTAATAAGAGAATTGATTTACAAGATACGAAGCAGAGATAACAAAGAATATTTTCTTGATTCTCAAACTAAAGAATCAATTGTGCGATTCCAAAAAGCAGCTAATCAAACCTTAATTAGTTCTGACGATTTTGCTAAACTCTTTTGGAAATCAATTGGTTC